CGTTCCCAATTGTGAACACGCTTGTAAAAATTAAACGGACCTTTGACTACTCCTGTGCCTAACAAGCACGACTCAAAGATTGCTTTACGTAAAACGTTTACAGCACCCGTATCGAGAAGTTGGTCATGAATACACTTCTCCATAAGACGTGCCATCTCTTTGGCAGGTTCAACCTGTGGTTCGCCCATCTTTGCTGGGCCTTCTTTGAGGTTGGGAAACTCACTGTACTTCGCACCAAACTTAGCTTCCATCGCTCCCGGTTCTAATTCACGACCGTCACCCGGAAATCCGTAGGGGTCACTAGCTACTTGGTCAAGTGGTGTCTCCATGTGAGCAAACTCAGCAATACCTTCTGGCATTGGAGTTGACTCTACTACGATTGGAAATCGTTTGTTTGCAAAAAGTATGTCGATGATTTGTCCGTATGCAGCAAGAACTTTGGTCTTGGTTGTTTTAATAAACACCCTTGACCGCTCAGAATCACGATACTGAGTTGTTGAATCATAGATTCCTCTGAAGTTTTTGTATGCTTGAAGCCAACGCTGCTCGTAAGCATACCTTGCTTTTTCAGCGTCCTCTAATTTACCACGTACATACCCGGCTAATCCCGGCATGTCTCCTTGTGGGTCAATTACAGATACATCTTCTTCCTGCTCTGGTTGTATAAAATCTTCGGACATACTTGTTCCTTAATAGTCGCGTTCTTCAGCCATCTTCATCACTGAAGGGTCAACTGCAGTTTTGGTCATCTTCTTTGGCATGTCTTCAGTCAAAACAGCTTGAGCCATTCTGGTGTCAAACTCTAAACCTTCACGGTAAAGTTTGTCTGCACCCATCTGGTCCTCTATGGTTGTCTTGTCTGAGTTCATGATGTAAGATTCACCGAAATTGAAATTGGTCATTTTCATCTCCTACTATCTATACAAAGCCCGTCTTTCAGGCGGTAAGTCGTCTAAAGTTATGTCTAGACGAGGTGGTGTTGCGAAGCCCTCTTCTTGATTGCCAGAGGTGGCTTCCGGTCCTCTGTCAATATTTACAAAGCCAGCATCCTTTTGCATTTCTGCTAATACACGGTCTTCCTCTGTTAATTCACTGCTGCCTAATTCCTTTGGCTCTAAAATCATAGGAACTGCTCCCGCTACTGCTAAAGGTGCTTTAAGTGCTAACGCTGCACCTTCAATAGCGATATCTTTTGCGGCCTGTGCTGGGTCTGTTATAAATGAAGTCAGCCCTACTGCACCTGCACCAGTTGCAAATATTGAGCCAAGAGTGATACCTTTTTTAGCTAACTTTTCTTTCAGCTTGTCGGAAACATCGCCAGCAGATTTAAACGTGCGTGTGTTTGTTTGTGGTGTGTGTCCTGCTCGTGGAGGGGCTTCGGGCAATTCGCCTATCTTTAATTCTGCTTCTCGTCGAGTGAGTTCAGCCTGTGCCTCTGCTGCTCCTGCTTGTGCGATTGCCTGTCTGTTAAATGATTCTGTAACTTCAGGTGATACTTGACCGGGAGCCTTACCTGTGGTTACGTTTCCCGCTTCAGGAAGAGCAGCATGATACTCAGGCGAAATATCTTCACCTACTATAAAATCAACATCTTCAAGTAATTCTTTAGTCGGCGTAATAAGCTGTGTTACATTTGAGGCTTTAACACCTATGTCACTAAAGTATTGGGCAGTGCTAGTTGTTTCTGAACCAGCCACAAAAGCTGCAACATTCTTTGCAACAACTTCGTTAATCCGTCTGCGATTTGCCTTTTTAGATGCGTACACACCTGCAACTGTAGTTGGCGCACGAAATGTCATAACCTTACGAAGGTCACTTTTTTCGTCTACCCCGAAAGTAGTTAAAAGAGTTTCATTTAAGTTACGCAGCTTTTTTACAGTAAGAGGTTCTTTGCGTTCTCCCTTTATTTCACTGGTTACGGTTATGTAATCAATAGGGAATACTTGTTTAAGTACCTTGTTGATTGCTGCTGCGTTGTTTTTTGTATTCTCAAACAGGAGACCTGTTCGTCTATCACCCACGTATTGCTTTACAATATCTAATAAAGGAGCAGCGAGTATGCCTGATGTCTTTTGAACACCGCTGCCTGTTTTAATTTCAATTTCCTTCACAAGCCCCGTTTTAAAATTTATGTTTTTTAACTCTACATTGTTTAAGTCTTCTGGACGAAATCCACCAAACATGTGCAAACCTAATTGAGCAGCAGCCTCTGGGTTTTCTTTTTGAAGTATGGCTAATGCTTGTTTTAATCCACTATATACGGTAGCACCTTTCTCTGTAGTTTTAGGTGCTAAAATTCTAGGGTCTGGTGCAAATTCATCCACTCTTGCGCGGCTTGGGTCTGGAACAATAGTATCTTTTGCAACAGTGGGAGAGAACTCAGTCTTTAGGTTACGACTAGGCCAACTTTCACCAAAACCTCCTGCTTGCATAATACCAGAAAGAAATTTTTGAGCGTTATTTGCACGATTCTTACCAAATTTCTCATATGCAGGAGATTCTACAAGCCTTCGTATTAGCTGTGGATTATCTACAAGCTGTGCAGGAGTGTATTCTCCTAAACCTGCAGCGTTAAGAAATTCTGTCGCATTATTAATAAAGTTAGTCGTGTAGGTTTTGGACTCACCCACTTTACGATTCGCAGAAAGCTGAGATATGGGTGTATTCGCAACTGACTTGGTACGGCTCTTGCCACCTTCAGTTAGCGTTGCTTCAAACTCTTTGTTAAACTCTGCTATCGGCATTAGTAACCAAAGACCTCATCTTGTACTTGGTGAACCTGATGTTTGATTGCACCTAGTTGTTTGTGTATGGAAACGTATCCGCTCATCCGTGTCATCAGCATGTAACGCAGTGCGTCGTATGCGTGGTCTTCTGCCTTGGTGTCAACATCCTCACTGTTTGTTTTGGACAGTGGTATGCCTGTGAGTTGTTTGACTATGTTCTGGCAATTTGAAAAGATACGAAGACGTGGCTCTTCAGTGTACGGGTCATTCGCCAATCGTCTGTGTATTTCCATCTTACCTTGTAATCTGTTGCGGTCAGATGGTGTCCACCGCACTCCTGCTCTCATCATTGTCTCTGCAATAGATGGACCGAAACCTGTTTTGTTCCAGCACGAAGAATCGAGTACGGTGTAGTGAGGTGCAGGGTCAAGCTGCTCTGCTTCTAATATTTTATCAGCCAGTTGTTCTGCTGTCAAGTGCTTGGCGTACAACTCACGGTAGACCCAAATATTATTATCCCAATCAATAGCACCCCAAAGCACACACGAAGGACTTGCGTAACCGTAATCGGCGGCTCGTATGCGGGGCCAGTTGGTAGGTAATTCGAAAGGCTCGACCACGTGTCGAACACGAGAAAACTCAGGAAAGGCTGCGCCTTCTGCAACATCCCAATCTCCTTCTAGTAATCGCTTCCGCTCTACTTCAGGCAATGATAGCAGCATTGCTTCGTATTGTCCATCCTCCATCAGGAATGGATTGTCTGTCAACCGTGCCGGTACAAACTTACGATAGAAAAGAGGCTGTCCTGCTTTCTCATGAACAGGGGGATACATGAACTCCTTTTTTGTTTCTATGTCGAACGCAGCGAACGGTTTGTTTGGTTCAACACCATCGATGTATGTCTTCTTTACCCACCAGCCACCGACACCACCGGGGTTAGCTGTGCAGCGCATGTACAGATGCTGCTGTAGTTCTGAGTCAGTCGTACGAAGACGTGAACGAAGATAATCCCAAACGTACGGCGTGGGGTACTGGGTTATCTCATCGATACCTATCCAGTTGAACGCCTGACCCTGAAAGCGGGTTACGTCTTTGTCCTTGTCGAGGTACGTGAACCAGATGGTGGCTCCTGATGGGAAGTGCCACGTTGACTTTGATTCACGAAACTTTGCACCGGGGAACGCCTTTGTATATAGTTGACGTGACTTGTCGATAAGTTCAGTTAGTTCGTCCAGAGTCCGACGGAGAAGTAACCCACGGTGATTAGGATTGTGACAATACCGGAGAGGGTCAGCAAGCAAGGCAAAGCTCTTTCCACCCCCTGCTGCACCGCCATATAATACGTCCCGTTCACCAGCGGACAAGAACTGTTCCTGTGGTCCGGGATTAGGTTTGAAAACAACTTCATATTCTTCTACCAAGTCAGAGACTGCAGCCGGTACGTTTTGCAAGTCTCCTTCGTCTATCAATGTGGTCTGTGTGCCGCCTAGAGCCTTCTCTACGCGACTTTGTGACTGTTCGACCTTACGGGCGTACCGTCGTTTATCCTCGGCAACCTTGGACGCTTTAGCGGCTCTTTTCTTCGCTTGGCGCACCTGCTTCTGTGCTGCACGTCTGGCTCGTTCAGCGCGAGACAGATTGTAAATAGCTTTTGGTGCGTTTGGGTCTTTTTTTGGTCTACCGCGCTTTTTCGGCAGAGATTCCTGCTGGTCGTCCACGATGTATCCTTCCACCCTCTGCTTTCTTTTGCATCTGAGGGTTAATAGAAATAAGAGGAAGCCTTTCTTTTACGGACATACTATTTAACACATTAAATCTATCGTACTCCTCATTTGATAGCACACCGGGATTGTTATGTACCGTAACCATCCTCCAAATTTCTCTATCAGTCCGCACCGCGCATGGCCTTTCTGCCACGGTGTATCATCCCACCCTGTGCTTTTTGTTGACGAGTCTTTTTAACATCTCTTATTAACTTCGGTCCTACATCAATTTCTACAACTCCTTCTGCAGATGTCCCAGCACCTGCACCTCTGCGAAGTAACTGTCTTCCCTCTTTGCGAAATTGACTAAACAGGTTTCTAAGAAATCCTTTTTGGCTATCGGCCTTATTTTTTGCTTCTTTCATTTGTTTCTGACCTTCAGCAATGGCATCTCTTCCTGCCTGTCTAAAATCAGAAAAAGCTGCGCTTATCTGGCCTTTTGTTTTGTTGCCAGCTTCTATTTGTTTCCGACCTTCTTTTCTAAAGTTGGAATACTCGTCTTTTATCTGTTTTCTAAAATCAGAAAAGTCTTGCTGTATCTGCTTTAGTCTTTTTTCTCTATCTATTATTGCCTGTAACTCTGGATTAGCCATCGATTACGACCTCTTCCTTTGGTGGTAGTAGTACAACACCGTGAATGGCCTGTACGTTGTGGTTTATTTGTTCCTGTTTTGCTACGCCTACACGGTTTA